TGGATAGGTTCTCGGTATAAGAACCAAGACTCGTGACCGTCACCTGCTTTTCTGGAGCGGGCAGGCTGACGATGGCTAGCTCTCAGGCTTTCGGAGAAGAGAGGGATACCTCAGGCCCTAATGCTAGAGGTATGGTCAGTGCACAACCTCCCCCCCTCGATAACCGTGGGGTTGTGCGGGCGCCTGGACTGTCCCCTACAGGCGTCGTATCAGGTAGGACGGCTACACTTGGTGAAGTCGTACCCTCATCCCCCCCTCGCCCATATCCCGACTGTCTCGGTGCCGGTCGGGAGGCCGCCCTAACCTCCGTGGTGGGTGGTCGAGGGCTTACCCGTGCACCGCCCCCAGCCACCGGCCCGGCTTTAACGGGCTCCTCTTCGGGTGGTTCATTCCTCTCCCTTCACCCTTCGACCATAGGGCCGGGGAGCACTTCCGGATCTTCCGGAAGTCTAACCGGGGGTTCTACGGCAGGTTCCCCCGGCGGTCGTGACGTCCCCCTAGGCGGGTCAGCGGTCGATACCCGAGAGTTAGGCCAGCCCCGAGTCTACTCTAGTCTGGACCCGTTCGAACCGGTCGTTGTGAATAAGGGCGACAGCGGCTCCGTGAGCGTCATCGATTATATGAAGGTGAACTGGGGCATAAGAGGGCTATCTCGGGCCGGTATAAACAGGCAGGCTGAGAGAGCAGTACTGGAAGCTGCCGGAGCTAAGAGTACGGAGGGGCCTGGCATAGTAAGCCGGCCGGGAGTCATCCCCATGCGGGACGCTCCCCTAGGACGTGATTGGGACAATATGACCCGGGAAGAGGCTATGAAGCTCCCAAAGATAGCACGTAACCTTTATCTCAGCCGTGAGCTGTCTATGGCTAGAGAGAGAGAAAGGCTGGCAAGAGAGAAAGCCCGTGATGATGCGTTCAAGGCGAGAAAATACGCTGAGACTCACGGTGGCTCATTGCCACCGGAAGATTGGGAGGAGGATCACGAGGACAGGACGGACAGAGTACCCCACGCCGTCCGTGACGCCGAGATTCGATTGGGGGACGTCAGCGCGTTGCCGCCTACCCTCGCTACCCCAGAGATGGTTAGGGGGACGGCAGGCCTAGAAAGCGCCGGGACTCCCCCAGTAGCGGGTATTTTTACCGGATGTGTCAAAGAAGGACTGGAGGTCCTGTACAGAGCAGCGTTCTCTGACGAGCAACTCGAGGTCGGGAATATCGCAAGGTGCGAAGACGCGGCCAAGAAATTGGCCCAGGCGACCATGGGGGCTATAACCACTCCGGCCCTACACAAGTACCAGCGCCTGCAGGAAGATGATCCCGCCGCTGACGCGCTTTATGCCGGGGTCCCTACAAGACCAGACAGCTTTGGACGGCGCACCACCTTTCGCCGGAGGGACGACGGCACTGATGCCCAAGGACGCACCAAGACGAAAGAAGAAAGGGTGGACACTACCGTGAGGAGAGGTGGCCTAAAGGAGGCAGCCAACAAGCTTGCCAGCACCATGCTCCGGGGGGGTAACAAAGGTTACCGGGTCGCCCAATTCCTATCCCGATCAGTGAACAACCCGCTGTTTTGCGTAGCAGTATGCAGGGCGCTCTTGCAGCAGCGAGTCACCGCCCAGTTGCTGGTGTCAGGCTTGGGTTCTATAGCCAAGGCCCAGGCGCTTGTCGCGACTATCCACCTTTACGCGGCTAGACCGGAGGCGGTAACCGAGCCCGCCTTAGACACATCGGACGAAGAATTACTCAGGGGGGGCAACCTTTCGCGTGTCCCGCTCACGGACCCGTCGTACGCCATGAGTGTAGCTCTTACACATAACAGGCCGCTGGCCTCCAAGCTCCTGGATTGCGACGTGTGTGCCGTGTGTGTGGCCGCGTGTTTGGTTGGGGAGGAACCACCCAAAGAGTTTAAGATACCAACAACGGAGGCAGATAAGGATGCACAGACTACTGAGACCCCTGTCACGGTCTATAAACTCAGAAGTCTGATTAAGAACGGTGCATCCGCGCGATACCTAGCGGCTGTCGCAGCAGCACACAACCGTGAACAGCACAGTGAGAACGGTAACATCAGTTTCGTCGTGGGCTTGGGGGAGCCTAGAAGTGCCGTCATCGACCGCTGCATCGACTTCACACTCGCGCCACCCTCCCAGCCTATAACATCAAATCGTGATGGAGCCACCCACGTACGACTCCAACAGTTCACTACCGACGAGATGACTGTCCGCGTGGATGACCAGCGATCCACGCCGGTCCTACAACCTGCGGCAAACCTGCACCAGCTGGTCCGGATTTGGGTAGGGGGAGAGTTGCCACAAGAGGAGCAGGATGAGAACCTGCCGCGTGAATCCCTTCGACCGCCCGCCACTATATCCGGCCGCACACCCAGGACCGCAACGCGTCCGAAGACCAGGACCGCATCCAGTAGTGATGTGTCAACCGCGGGGAGTAGCGACCAGGGGTCGCAACCCGTAGCTGGGCCGAGTTCAAGACCAGACGGAACATCCACGGCACCTCCGGCCCCCCAAAGCCAGAAGGCGGGGAAACGACGAAAAGGGGTTTTAAAGAAGATAGGCTCTCTTTTCCGTATCAGAGATAGCGCGGCGGCGGGAGCTGCTGATGCCATACAGGCCGTTGCAGATGCCTGTCATGAATTTGAGGCCTGCCCCGATCCTATAGTAGGGTCGGATGAATTCTTGGCTGCAGGAGTAGGAGGACGCGAGATCCCCGCACTGTACATAGGGGTAGGACAGAGTTTCGACGTCGGTACAGGAGCGTTCCACATAACGGCGTCGACCCAGGATTTCCAACGTGCCATCGAGGAGGGTAACACCCGGGATCCTAGGATTGGTAGTCGGCAACCACAGAACGTGCTAGGTTTCTTAGCCAACGTACCATACCTGGTCTCCGCCCTCGCCTCATCTCTGATGATTGACGTGAGCGACCTGACGTGCAGGAGCTTGAAGGTCGCCTTGTATGAGGGTTTGAGAGAGAAGAGGGTAACCAACCCAATAGGCGTATCATACGCTGCGCCGTTAGCAGCGCCTATGCCTAAAGAATACGTCCCTCTTGACGTGATCCAGCAGTGGCAATTCACCTACACCGTCATCGGTTATGACGTGCTGGATGGCGCTTGTCGCCTTGATGGGCTCATACCGATAGAAGGAGGGCAGCAGTGGTCGCTCCGCTCGCCAGAGGTGACTGCCGTAGTCCTGGACTACGACCTCGATAACATCCGAACCGCCTGGGCCCTACAGACTTTGGCCGCCTTACCTTATCCCCTGCTCTGGGTAACAGAGTGGCAGACCGTGGTGGAGAGGAGCCCGGAAGGTCGTGAAAGGTGGCGCTTCTGCCAGTTCCTTAGAAATGAGGGCCTGGTAAGTATTAACGACTCAGTCCGCCACGTTGTCTTCGTCACCACAACAAGAGCCGCTAGTATTAGCCTGGGTGGAGTAGAGCAGAATGTTGCACACTTACTGCCTAATGGTACTTTCCCGCCCATACCTTCCCTGGACGCCACACCCCTAATATTAAACTGCCTCCAGATAGCAATGGGCAGTGATCTACCCCTGCCCCAGGTGTGGGAGCGGCAGGTAAGTAATCGCCTTGGGGGGGCCTCCCTGAACTGGACGCGCATAAACAACTATGTGACATATCTCACTACCAGGTGGCATCAACAAGTTGAGATTGTCACCGATGACCAAGGGGGTAGCATCATCACAGGATGGGACGGATCCCCCCTTCCGCCTAACTGTCCACCCGCGTGGGCTGATCCATCCTCAGAAGTCTTCTTTTGCGAGGATACGGTTACTGCGGGAGATAACATCTTCACCCCGCGTCCCGATGCGGATGTACATCCGGCGCTGAGATTAGGCGCCTGGTCCAACTACGCCGAACTGGCTACAGGGTTCAAAGTAGCTACTTACAGTTCGGAGTTCCTAAATGCAACACACGTAGACGCCCAGATAAGGACCTCCGGATATGATAGACTCACCAAGGCTAAATACATGAGGAGGGCTGTCGAGGAGTGGAAACAAGGTACGTCGGTCACAGACGAGGTAGCCTCCCCGACACACTACAACCTTCTGCGCGCGTGGTGGGAGGTGCTCGTCTACGGAAAGAAGGATGACGAACAGGGGCTCCTCAGTCTTAAAGAACTTATTGCCCTTATTCTGGGCGTTGAAGGCAATAATTGCGCCGGACTAAGCTGGGAGAATAACTATACTAGGGCAATTCTCCAAAGCAACAGTGGCTTGCGCACAAATGGACCCCTCTGGCTTGACGACAACTCCGGCACAACGGGCAGTGGTATCGGAGGCACTAGCCTCAAGTATAACACTGACCTGAATAGCCCCTTGCAAGGCTATTGGGCCCAGGAGGATCACCCGGACGATGACCCTATCCTCGCCAGAACCGCCAACAAATTGAACCAGCTAACCGCGGTGGGGAGTGTGGCCGCTCGTACGTGGCCGGGATACCAGCGCGATCTACAGAACGTGGCACGGTTAGAAACTACCGTCTTTAGTGCCCTCAATGTAATAGCAGGGAACACAGCTGCCCTGGCCCCCGTTACCCGGGGGTTAGACAACCCACTGGCTTGGACCTTTGGTTCAGCCGTTTTGAGGAAAGATTGGGTGCTGTATAGCTTTAGCACCTTAGCACTATCAAGATCTGCGCAGAGTATACTCGAGTCGACCACTTCTTGCCCTGGGCTCACGCTCAGATGGCCTGGAATAAGCTGCCGTGCCGAGGGTACCGGTGCTCGGTACATGGAGAGGTTTTGGGGGATACCCAGCAAGGATGTGATATCGAAGGGCGGGTTCCCACTTGGGGGGAGCAGAGGAGGGACCGGCGATCTGAACGCCCCAGAATCGCCGGTTTTTCGGCTTGGTGCCTCGTCGCAGGACACTACGGACAAGACGTACGGTGGGCAGAGCGTTCCACCAGCAGGTGCTCGATCCCTGGCTGCCGGCAGGGTGCCGGAGAGCCTCGACCCGTTAACGGACCAGAGGGCCCAGGAGGAGCAATAGGCCCCACTTCCCGCGGAGAGGACAATGACATCGTCCTACAGCCTGAGTGGTACTGGAGCTGGCCACGTTTCTTGGCAAGACTTAAGAGAGATATCCGCAATTATAAACCATGTGGCCTACCTTCTTGTGACGGCAGCCCCGGGTGGCTGAAGAGAAAGGACGAATTTCTCACTAACATCCAGCGATATAGGTTCAACGAGGACCACAAATGTGATGTATGTCCATTTTTTAAGACCGGTGGTTACATAGTGGAAGACTACTTCCATCTGCTGGCTTGGCTATGCCCGCCAGCTGCACGCAGGCTCGTTTTAGGAATGTTAAGACTGTTAAAGGACTGGATCCCAAGCTTGTGCGAGCACGAACTCAGACGCGCTCTCAGGAGCATGACAGGACTAGCTAAGCTCGGAGGGGCTAACGTGAGCCCTTGGTGGAGAGTACTCTGCTACTGGGAAGTCTGCATAGGTTTCAGCCCCTACGTGCCGGATACGGACTTAGAGCCTGAGGTTATTGACTGGCTAGTAAAGGCTAACAAGAATGGCCTCGGGATGGGAGAGGAGGAATACCACCGCAGGCTGTACCTGAAAGCGCGGGATTACTTATTACATAACTGGCGGAAACCCGATGAGGTGCCCACAGTTGATGAGTGGTTGGCGCGGGGCATCTGGATGCGCGGCCGGGGTGGTACAGGAGGTAAAACTACAGTGTACTCCGGGGGTCGGAGGATAAGGACAAGGTCAAACAAAGGGGTAGATGCAGTGACCGCTACGGACTACCAGCTCGCCAAGGAATTAAAGAACGTCACCCCCCAGGTGATGGTTGTGCTACAGAAGTCCGAGCCAGGCAAGGTGCGACCTGTCGTTAAAGCAGATAACGCCAACTTCAGGAAGATGGACTACCTCTCTTGTATTGTAGAGAAAGGATTGAGACGGAGCCGGCGCATCGCGCTTTTTCACGGGTCCGATGGCGATGAAAGAATGGATATCTCCATACTGCGCAATTTGCACCGAGGCTATAACGTACCCCTAGACCAAGGGTCCTTCGACCATCGACAAGGAAAGCCCTCTATCCTTACTATCCTGGTAGCCCTTTATGATGTCTGCATAGCAAGCTCCGGCCACAGTGAGATGGAAGAGGTTTGGGCAGCTTTCTGGGATTCCTTCACCCACAAAGACAGTAAGGTAATTCTGGGAAAGAAAGAATACCGGTGGCAGAACGGCGTCGCTAGTGGTTGGCGCTGGACGGGGTTGCTGGACAGTTTATTAAACCTATGCTCTTTTGACGTCCTCACGGAGGAGGCGGCCAGGGGGAGGAACCATCAGTACTGGTCCTCCATTCACATGGGCGATGATATACACTTCAAGGTGAACAGCATACCCGCCATCAGGGCTCTGATTGAGCAGTACAACAACAATGGCTATGAGGTGCACCCGGCTAAGACTTATGTATCCCACCGGAGGACGGAATTCCTCAGAAGATCTTATGAGGAGGGGGGGATAGTAGGATACCTCCCCAGGACCCTAGTGTCATTATTAGCCCGGAACCCTATCACTGACCAACCTATATCAAAGGCCTCTCGGTTCTCAGACAGGCTAACATTGGGACTGCTAGCCACGCTTAGAGGAGCCTCCCCCAGGGCGGTCTCCTGCTTTCTTTTGGAAGATGCCAAACAGATGGGTCTTAGGCGGGAGGATGTGTGTGATTTTGCCCTAACACCTGCAGCTGTGGGAGGTGCTGGGTTGTCGGCTGTTTCCGGGCCCTTAGCCCATTGCCTTATGGCGCACACTACGGGCAGGTGGCTAAAACCCGTTGTGGTAGAGACTGAAGCGCCCGTTGTAAAAACATCCCTCGGGGCTTGGGCACGGCGTGTAGATAGCGCAGGCGTGCGCTTGGATCCCGACCTCCAGGCTGGGTTCGTCAAGCAGCTGGCCCAATCTTGGGGCATCCGTGAGAAGGCGGTGACCGGAAAGGTGTCGGAAGTGTGGGAGGAGCAGGAGCGGATGGAGGCTGTCCTGGTGGAAGGGGGGATGCAGCTACCGGGGTCCAACCAGCTTTGGGAGGAGAAGAACATACCCACCATGCTCGCCCCTGTTTGGAAAAAACAACTCATAAGAGATGGCAGATGGCTGAATTACATCAAGGAAGAGCACCGCACCACAGTGGAATTGCTGGCAAAAAGGATCAGCAGAGGTCTGCTGGAGTCATACTTACTAGGAGAATTACATGTGCCCCTACCTATTGTTGACCAGGTAGCGCCGAAATATGGACATGGCTGGAAGAGGTGTGCCACGGAGTGGGTACTCCGAGCGTTAAGCTCTAACGGATGTGACAAGAGAAAGTTTATAAAGAAGCTTCTTTGGATAGAGGAAAGAGGTAAGCAGGAGCTATCCAAGTACCGGATTTACGGAGTAGTGGCCGTGTAGTAGAGCTTGCTCCTACGGCGAGGCAGGAGTTTTGGTGGCGTCCCCACCCGCATTTATGCGGGGACCCAGAGGGGAGGAACGCGTGCTGCCCAGGAGGGCGTCCTG